GAATGACAGCCTGATACTTGGTTCAGAATCTATGGCCGGTGCTACTCAGGCTTATGTCGGATCTACCAAAGCTCACGAAAATATATATCGTGCTCGTATTAATTCATATCGTACTCGCATTGAGAACGTAATGAATGAGCAAGTGGTTCCAGTCCTTAGATACTGGGGTATAATCTCTGATGATGTGTACTTCAAGTACATGAACAAAGTTGAAATGTCTGATGAGAATAAAATCAAGCTCTATGATATGCTCACAGACAAATATGAGATTGATCCCGAAGAAATCAACAAGGAATGGGGCGTTGAAGTCGGCCAGCAGCGCAATTTTGAAGCTGGTACCGGTGGAGGCGGCCTTGGTGACTGGGATGGCGATGGTGATAACGATGGTCATCGAATGAGTGATGAAGAATATTATAAACGTTACGGTCATAATCGAAATCGTATAAATTTTCTGTCAGGGGTGCATTAAAAGGCGGATGCACCTCTGACCTTGCAAAAAAGACTAAGGCTGCCATGACTGAAGAGCAACAAGCCGAACATGACAGCGATTATCAGTCTTTGGTAGCCTTATTTATTCAGTTACTCAAATCCTTACGCAATGAAAATAAGGATGAGGCTCTTTACGCTCTTTCAGAATTAAGAACTGAAATAGCTTTTAAGCACGTTGTCAAGGGGTTGGGTATAGAAGTGGATAATGCAATTCAACTTCTGAAAAACTCTGAAGATGAAAATCTTACCCAACAAGAGAAAGACCTCATAGACAGTCTTACTGCTGCGATTCTTAATCTGATTGATTTTTCCGTTTGTGAGGAATACCAGCTTTATGATGAAGTGTTGGATATGGTTGGAGATACTGATATTGACTTCAATTCTGATGAATATGATGAATTGCTTGCTGTGTGTAAAAAGTATAATGATCAGTATTCTGCTATTGAAAATTCTGATATTGAATATGCTGGAATTGTAGCGGCAATGTGGATGAAAATGTCTGCTACGGACTATGCTGTGTATTGGACTCAAAACGATACAAAAGTTAGACCCTGGCACATGGCATTACAAGGATATGCAGCTCCCAGAGATGAGTTCCCATCCTGGATGATTCCACCCATTGAGTATAACTGTCGTTGTTTCTTGGAGATATTGGAAGTACCTCGTGCAGACGCTAAACTAAGCCAAATCAAAGGTTCTGCTAAAGATCTTGTAAAACCCAAACAGCTGAATAGCGTATATAGCGAATCTTTGGCTAAATGTGGTAGAATTTTTGGATCAACTCATAGTTATTTCTCAGTAAAAGAAGAAGATACGGGAATGCTTATGGGCTTTGTTTCCAGATTAAGAGAGAAATATTATGTCTCGGCAGAAGTTTGACCCCAGTAAAGTCAAAACCCAATTTGGCAAACATTTCTATGAAGGGCAACGTCTTGGCTCTCATAGAGAGCGACAGTATCAACAATGGCTTCGTAGCCAAAATGGTGGTACTGCAAAAGGGCGTGCCGCTTTCCCCAAACAATACAGCAAATATTTCAGTTCCGGAACAAAGTTTACCACTCGGCAAGGACATTTGGCTTACTGGGCCAAACCTATGTCACTTAAAGGTGGCTCCAATCCAAACTATAACTGGGGTCGTGCCAGCTATCTTGACTCTAAAGGAATTGTGCGCAAAGGCTCATCCAGTGGACGTTGGGGTTCTGATATAAGCCAAGGCAAAAGGGGCTCTGGAAGCTCCGTTACAATACTTCACGGCACAAAACAATGGATCCATCAAATTCAGATAAGCCTCTATGCACTTCGTGTTCAGTCAGAAAATTTCCGTGTAGTAGTTGGTCGAAGAGCGATGAAGGTGTTTCAAAACTCTTTCAAATATCAACAATTTTATAGCAACCGTTCTCGTAGATGGACTCCATTATCAGCATATACGCTAAAGAAACGTGCCAGTAGAGGTACTGGTAATCGAATTTTGAAAGAGTATGGTGATTTATACAACTCTCTCAAAATGGATGAAAATGCTGGAACTGCCAAAACAAGAATATATACTGATGTCGTACCGGCCAACTCTGCTCATCATAAAAAACATAGTATATGCTATGCCGGATATCATAATGAGGGAAAGGGTACATACGGAAGTGCGTGGAATGGCCATAAGCCAAAATCATATATTAAGAGACAGTTTATGGGTCATTCTTCTTACTTGAATCCATTTACTGACAGCTTTATGAGGAAGATGATGAAATTATACCTCTTTGATAGTGTGTTCCTTGTCAAGAAAACCTAAGCTATTATCAATAAAGACTGAACGATGATCATAGATAAGAAAAATAATAAAGTCATAAGTGGCAATAAAACTAGTTCCGTTGCACCGCCCATAGATAAACCCCAAGAGCCGCAAGAAAAGCCTCTTCAGGTTGAATCTAATGGGCCTATGGACGTATTGAAGGCTATGAAAGAGATTCTTCGCTCAGTAACCTGGGAATACGGGGTTCCAAATAGTCCTAAAATATTCAGAACGGTTCAAATAGATGATGGTCAATACGAGCGCATCATTTCTCCCAGTGGCAATAAAGAAGAGACATTGGGATTCCCTGCTGCATTTGTTCATTTCATTAAATGGAGATACTTGGTTCAGCAATCTCGCATTAATGAAGGGCGAGCAAAGTTAAGAATACGTTTCATCCTGAACAGCTTGAACGTCCATGAGGATGGGCATGATATGGGAGTGTATTATGTGGCAGAGCGTATTCATCAGACTATTCAGGAAAGTATTAGCAAGTACGAATGTCTGCAAGAACGCTGTCAGTTGGAATATGTAGATCCAATGGAGAGTTTCGATCACGGATTACAACCTTGCTGGATGACCTATGAAATATGGTTTAAGCAAAGGAATATTTGGGCTACTCGTAACAAGATTTATAAAAAATTTGTTTGCCCTCCATTTACCAATCATGCTGACCAAGACCCAACTATCGAAGGTGTTAATCCAGATGGGCATAACAATTTGGATCATCCCAGAACTTATGATGAAGCCACTGATTACATACCTCACCAAAATGAAACATAAAATACTGTAATATTGAATTTTAGCCCCTGTCAACCGCAGGGGCTTTTTTGTTGCTCACTATTACTAAGAAAATCGAGCAACAATGGCAAAAAATAAAGAATTTAAGTTTATCAAAGGAGCTTATTGCGCTGGTGCTCCTGCCGATATTTGTTACTACACTGATGTCGATTACTGGAGTGTTCAAGAATTTCTCTGGGAATTTGATTATCTCGTCAATTATGTAAATCCCAGCGTAATACGCATCCATATCAACTCTGTCGGTGGCAGTGTCATCGAGGGGATGAGCGTATTCTCAAAAATCATGGATTGTAAAATTCGCACAGAGTGTATCAACGACGCTCTGGCAGCTTCAATGGGATCTATCATCTGGGCCGCCGGCGATGAGCTTTTTATGAAAGATTATGCTCTTCTGATGATTCACAATCCATTCTGTGATGCAAACGGAGAGAAGCAATACAACCAAGCCACCGAAGCCTTCACTCAGCAGCTTAAAACCATCTATGTCAAGCGTTTTGGCCTTTCCGAAGAAGAGGTTGAAAACATAATGAATGGCAAAGAGGGGGAAGATGGAACATTCCTCACAGCTGCTCAGGCTCTTGAAAAAGGCTTTGTCGATGCAGAACACATCATTGAAACTCCTAAAGCTGTCAAGGATCAGATTCAGGCAGCTTTGAAAAACACCAAAGACATCGGACAAATCAAGGCGATTTACGGATTGGTGGCACCTACACTTCCTTCAACGACTATTAACGAACAGAATATCACATCAAATTCAAACACAATGGATAAAACTGAAATCACAGTATTTGCCGCTCTTTTCGGACTGACTGGAGAGAAGGCTACCGTCGAGAGTATTTCGGCGAAGATCAATGAGCTCAAAGCTAAAGCTGAAAAGGCCGAAGCTATCCAGAAAGCTCTTGATGAGAAAACAGCACAGTTGGCTACTGCAAATGCAGAGCTTACCGGCGCCAAGACTTCAATCAGCAATCTGACCGCCGATCTCACAAAGGCGAAGGACGCTCTGAAGGTCTATCAGGAAGCTGAGGCCAAGGCTCAGGAGAACAAGATCAACGCCCTCGTTGACAAGGCAATCAAGGATTGCAAAATCAGCAAGGATGACCGCGAAGATTACGTCAAGATGGCTCAGAGCGATTTTGCACTTGCAGAACGCATCCTCGCCAAAATTCCGGCTCGTGACAATCTCGGTCAGATCATCTCTCGGGCCAATCAGGACA